GCCAAGTGAGTGATAGAGAAGGTTCCCTTCAGGAGGTATTAGTTGCTGCTTTCCAGAATCAAGCCAATCAAATAAACACAGCGATTCCGTGCATTGTAGTAGCTGTTAGAGACTCTTTGAACGGAGCAATGGTAGACATCCAACCAACAGTGAATCAACGATTTAAGGATGGGGAAGTCAAGGAAAGGCCAGTAATTCTTGGTATTCCAGTTAGCTTTCCAGTCTCTTCTACAGCAGGTCTTACATTTCCTATTAAAGTGGGTAGTACAGGCATCGCTGTATTCAGTATGCGTAACCTAGATGCTTGGAAGAATAGCACTGGTAGACCAACTACACCTTTGAACTTTGCCAAGTTTGATAAAGGGGATGCAATGTTCATCCCCGGTATCCAACCTCCCGGTGAAAGTGTAAATAACCCTAGTAAGCGTACATGGCCTCACTCTACAGAAGATGTTGTTTTAGTTAATAACATTGGCACTGCTAATGAGTGTGAAGTGAGACTTAAAGCCTCTGGTGATATTGTAATCAACACTAATCAGAATGTGGAAGTGAATTGTCAGAATGCTACTGTCACAGCTCAAGAAAATGTGGATGTGATTTGTCAGAATGTCACAGTAGATTGTGACATAGCAGATGTCACAGGTACTGCTTCCATATCACTGACAGCCCCGCAGGTAAATATCAATGGTTAGTTTGTGTACAAATAGCCCACTACCCACTTTTAAGAGCCTGTATGACAGCTTTGAGGTTAACCTGACGTTTCCACCACAGGGGTTCACTTTCCCTGCACTACCTACACTGCCGTCCCCCATGTTCCCCAGTATCTCAGTACCTAACTTAGAGGCAATAAAGACTGTCGCTGAGTTGCAGAGTCAACAGATAATGGGGACAGCCATGGCAATGATTCAGCCAATGATTGACTTACTTGGCTTAGACTTGGGTGCAATTCTTCCCAAGATACCCTATATAGATGTGAGTCTTACTGATCTACTCGCTGGGGATCCCTCTGTACTTTTTCAGAAGATTAAAGACAGACTTCTGACAGGACTACCGAACCCTGCATGGCCTTTCATTCCAACACCCTTTTATTTTGAACTGTCTATGCCAGATATCTCTGTTGCACAAATAGCTGGCAATTTAGTAAAGGACTATATGAAAGTAATTACAGGCTTTATTGAAGGGTTGGTGGGGCAAGTTACGAGTTTCTTAGAGATTGCTGGAATGCCTGCATTACCAACATTCCCTAGCTTTGAAGATATTGAGGGATTGATTCTGGGTAAAGTGCCCGGTGCAACTAACTTCCTTGACGCGATAAAAAATGAAATTGGACTATCAGTATCAGAGTTGTTTGATATAACTATTCCAGGTTTTCCAGCTCTTCCAGCACTACCATCTCCCCTTGTACCCTCCATAGGTATACCTGAGTTCGACTTCCAGGAGTCCATGGGGATTCTTATGAATCACTTGAACACCACGGGACTACAGCTTGTAATGAATTTTATTGACAGCACACTTGGTGCGTTCCTGAGCTTCAGTTTCCCAACTATGTGTATAAATCTGTAGTAAAACACAAATAACTAAGGAGTTCTTTTGGAGATTTTAATAGATACTGGCCCCGTCCTAAGAAGGTGTTATGGACTTACTTATTCAGAATGACCCACTCAACCCCTTCTATGGTGACCTTACTTGGAAGAATGGCCCCCTCACACCAGACTATACAACACAGAGCAGAGTTGATGTAGTTGCTCAAAGACTTCGCATTCGACTTCTGACTTTTCGTGAGGAGTGGTTCCTTGATACAAGCTACGGTGTACCATACTTTCAGTCCATCCTTGGGCACAAGATTAAAAAGTCTGCTGTTGACCTCATCTTTCAAAGAGAAATCTTAGCAGAAAATGGTGTCAAGGAACTAACATTCTTTGAGTCTACTTTTGAAAACAGAAAATATTCCCTGTCATTCCGTGTAAAAGTTACTACCGGAGAAGAATCTGGGCTAATCACAATTACCCCTTAATCTAAGGAGGACGCCTAACGGCAATCCATGGCAACGAATTACGGAATTACAGATGAAGGCTTCACACTAAAACGCCTCCCAGATATCCTCAACGACCAATATCAACAAGCGACCGATTTATTTCAAGACCTTGTTCTTCCGGGTGAGGTTGTAGACACAAGTACAAGTTCCGCCCTTGGACGTTTGATTGCTCTTGATGCTCCAGGTGACGCAGACCTATGGGAAGCTGCTCAGCTTTGTTACTCTGCCTTTGATCCTAACTCGGCAACGGGCATTGCCCTCGACAACCTTGTCTCCTATGCAGGGATTAGCAGAAATCCTGCTAGCTTTACTAAAGCAGACTGTGTGTTTACAGGCTCCTTTAATACAATCATCCCTGTCAACAGCAATGTTACATCCATTACTGGCGGCAGTTTTAACTTACAGAGTCAACTTACACTTGATGCAACTTCTGTAGTTAAGGCGGTGATTGATGTAATCTCTATTGCTAACCTCACTGCGTACACAATCACTTACACTCAGAATACTGTCCCTGTAAATATTACATACACGAGCAGTGTAGCTGCGACAAAGGCAGAAATTCTCAGTGGCTTGGCAGCTCTTGTTAATGGTAGTCATCCATCCTTCACAGCAGAAGTTGTAAGTTCTAATCTTGTTATCACTCGTGTTAATGTATTTAATACTACAGACATTATAACCACACCAAACATGGTAATCCTCAAAGTTTCAAAACTTGGAGTGGTTATCGCAAATCAGGTAGGTCCACTAGAACAGCAAGCAGACACAATTGTTAACATAGCAACTCCTGTTCTTGGCTGGGATTCTGTTACAAACCCCACAGAAGCAGTATCTGGAACCTTTCAAGAGACGGACGAAGAGTTACGTATACGATTCCGTAATAGTAAGTTTGAGAGGGCTACTGGTAACTATGAATCTATTGTGTCTGCTATTGAATCGGCTCAAGGTGTTGAGTATCAAGTGTTGTATGAGAATGACACTTCAGTAACAGACTCAAGAGGTCTACCACCACACAGCTTCTTGTTAATTGTAGAGGGTGGGTTAGAGTCTGATATTGCTAATCTTATTTGGAAGAATAAGCCTGTAGGTATTTACAGTGGCGGGAATACCTCTGTAACCATTCAGGACACTAATGGCTATCCTCAAGTTGTAAGATTCTCTCGCCCTGTTGGGGTTAATGTTCAAATCGTCATCGACTTGACTAAGTACCAAAACTACCCAGCAGACGGTGATGATCAAATCAAGAAAGAAATTATTGATTATATAGACACTCTGAGAATTGGCGAGCAGCTTACATACAGCCGCCTTTACACTCCAATCAACACTGTAGTAGGCCATCAGATTGAGGGGATGCAAATTGGTGTTGTCGGTGGTCCATTAGGTACAGCTAACATTGTACCAACCTTTGATGGTATTGTAAGAGTTACATCAGACAATATTACAATAATCTAAAGTAGGGTAGTGAAATGACAACAATTCCTTACGAAGAAGTAGATTATTTAAATGAGGCAAGGGAGAGGGTAACTTATCAATTTCAAAATAAGGATATCTTTGATAGGTATCTTCAACTCCTAATAAAGGAACAAGATAATCTCCAAAAGATGTTTAAAGACATGTTGCAGTTGCGATATGTTGATACTGCTTTTGGAGGTACGTTGGATGTTATTGGTAATATAGTTGGGCAAGAAAGGACACCCCTCCCCGGAGAGCTATTTGGGACAGAGGGGTTTGTTATCCCTGACGATGAGACTTACCGGCTACTAATAAAAGCCAAGATTATCAAGAATAACACAGACTCCACACCAGAGTCTGTAATATACGGCGTAGAGTTTGTTCTGGGTGTTGATGGTGTAACTATCCAAGAGGGTAAAGACGCCTCTTATATTGTTTATGTTCCAAGATACCTATCCGATCTTGAGAAGTACCTTATTGCTGGTGTGGTAACTGAGTATTATACTTATACATTACTACCAAAGCCTGTAGGTGTTAGAGTTGAGTTTGTAGAGTTTGATGGAACAAACTTCTTTGCTTTCGTTGGTGTTCCAAACGCAACAGGATTTGGAGCTTTCAACGGTACAGAAGCATACGGTATTGGGTATGGTGAAGACTATGGTGTTTCGGATTATGCTGCAACAGATGGCGGAATCTTTGCCAATTTTATTGAGGTGAACTAATGAGTAATAAACAAAGTCCATTCAACGATATCAACTATGAGTGGACTTATGGTTCCGATGGTTGGAATGTCGGAATGGACGAGAATATGGTGAAGCTGTCATTCCTATCTGTTAAGGTAGTAGACTCTTTTGAGGCTGTATTGCCTTCATTGCCCGTGGCAGAAGGTCGCTCTTGTGTACTACCTGACAACACAGTACACTTCTATGTTAACAGCACTTGGTTCACTATCACGCCTACAGACGGTGAGATTTGGGTTGTAGCTGATAAAGAATATCAGATTGTAGCAGGCGTTTTTTCAGAGGTACTGCAAGCCACCACTCTTGAGGCAACAGTTACGCCAAAGATTGACAAGCTGATGGACGAGAATAAGACTCTCTCGCTTGGTAATATTTCAGGTAGCACTACTGTCACTCTTGACGGTAAAGGGTATGTGCAAGCTACTGTTATTGGTGCAACAACTTTCATCTTTAACGATGCTCCTATTTCTGGTGAATTTACAAGCTGGTACTTAGAGCTTGAGATGACAGGGGACTACACCGTCACATTCCCTGCAACTGTGTGGGATGGTGGGACAGCTCCAGTTCTGGGTACATCTGGTAAGTATGTAATTAATTTTAAGACAACTCCAACAAGTAGATTTGGCAGTGTAGAGGTAGGTGGAGTGAATACAGAAACATCTCAAGGTTCCTTTATTGGAAGTGCTGTGGTTATTCCGGGCACCAACCCAACAACGAGCACTTCATCTGCAACCCCTCCAGATATTGTAACAACACAAACTGGTGAAGTTTTCCTACGGGAGAACCGTAGGGCGTTGCTGACAGACCCTGCACAAATGGCCAGTATTCGTAGTTTTGCTCCTTGGTTGGAAGTTGGAAGTTATGTCACAGACATGAGTGCCAACATCACTTGGTTATCTGGTGTAAATACCATTACAGGTAAAATGTTAGACTATATCTGGGATGAAGCTACTCAGGTCTACGTTGTTTTGGCTATTGATGTATCTGGTACAGGAAGCACTGTCAACCGTTGCCGTATCCTGACTACCACAGACTTCACAACATTTACAAAGACAACAGGACTTGATGGTATTATTATCTTAGGTGGAGTGAGTGGAACAAACTACTACTACCTGAAGAGAGTTAAAAACTCGGCTGGTGTAGTCAACTATATTGTTATTGAACATTCGGAGTTGTCGTCCGGCGATGTCTCTTTTTACCGTGCTGCAACCTACTCTGCAACAACTTGGACATTAACAACAGGTCCATCCTTTGTAACTTTTGCAGATGCAAAATCATTGTTTATCATTAACGGTGTTGATCCTACGCTAATGATATATCCAAACAGTTCTGCTGCCACTGGTAAGCGGAATGTCCAATACTACAATGTCTCTTGGGATAATACTAATGTTTTAGGTTCTTCTACAGCAGTTGATATTGTTTATGCAGACTATGATGGAGTTTCAAAATGGTATTTGTCCCTAGAAAATGGCACTGTTATTGACCAGACGGGTACAAGTATCGGTATCTCTTTTATTGGTGGCACAACAGGTGCAACTACCGCACCAATACCACCAATTGTTAGATACATTCCTGAATTAGCAGGTTGGTTTGCTGTAGAGTATAATAGCAATAAAGCGGCTGTGTCAAGCATCACTTACCAGCCAAAAGTATATTTCCGTCCAGATAGTACACAAATATGGGGGCAGATCAGCACTACACCCTCGGAATATAAAGGTGGGTATTCCTCTAGTGTGGCGTATGATCCACGTCTAGTTTATTGGGATAGTAGATTGTACCTATTCGGCCTTACTAAAGTAAACGAACTCCGTGATGCCAGTACTTCATTGTCTAAGTACTACTTGGTCAGTGATGATAATGGTATTACTTGGGAAGCTTATCAGTTTTCAAATTCACTAGCTGTCCCGGTGAGCACTTTTTATAGCATAATGGCGTGTAGTCTAGATAAGAGCAAGCCGAATGCTAATCTCCTCCGTATCTCAAATATGGGAGAAGGCACGCTCCAAGAAGAGTTCGATATAAATGTAGACCCTGCCGCAAATATGATTGTGGAAACTAACAACAGTGCAGCGAGTCCGACAACTACTACCGTATATACAAGGATTGCTTAAATGAGTATTGAAGTTATCGGAATTATCCCTATTCAAGTTTTCCCTGTATCTACTATTCTAACACGATTTTCAGCAGAAGAGAGGGTTGCCATCAGGCAATCCCCTTCTTTATATGTGCAAGATTGGTGGGAAGTGTTATACACTAAAGAATCAGTTGATGTTAAAGAGTCTTGGTTTGCAGATGGTATTAATCTACTAGTTACTGAGAGCTTGTTGTCAGAAGAACGAAAGGTTGTAATTGAAGAGGTGGTATATAAATGACAACTAAGCCAGATGTAAAGAATGTCTGGGCATCTTCTCCAACAAGTGATGTACTTGCACCAGACGCAACTAAAGTGACTGAAGGTTGGATCAAAGAAATCCCACCTCATGAATGGTTTAACTGGGAAATGAATAGGCAGGGAAGTTTCTCTGCCTATGTTAATGAGATTGGTGTTCCTGAGTGGGATTCAACAACAGAGTACAAAGCAAATCGTAGTATCGCCAACCGCAATGGTACTATGTATGTTTGTCAACAAGACAACATCAACAAAGACCCTATTACAGAATCTTTGTATTGGAGCGTCTACGGGTTTGTTGGTTGGAAAGTTGTTGATTCCGGTTATACTGCTGTAGCTGGGGATAAGATTCTACTTAATAACAGAACAGAAATCCAATCCGTAGTCCTCCCAAGTGAAGCTAATTATGGGGATGAGATTCAAATCTACCCATACCCCTTCACTAACTATAGTTTTAAAAGTTTGGTTGTTAGTTCTACAGCCCCTATCATGGGGTTGCAAGAATCAATGACTGTATCAGAGGATAATGTTGTGTTCAGTTGTAAGTATGTTGGTAAGTTGATTGGTTGGATTGTAGAGAAGCTTGGTATTGCTGGTAAGCCAGATAAGCGTAATACCTTTCTTGGTGCTTCATATGGTGTTGGTGCTCAACGAATCTACGACGCTCATATTGTGGATGGCGCACCTCTTGTTTTACTGGTACATGGTGGCGGCTGGACTGCCGGTAGTAAGGATAATGAAAACTTTGAAGGTGGTAACTACGTTCTGTACTTCCCTCAGAAGTATAACCTGAGTTTTGCTGCAATCAATTATACCTTGGCAACAGATGTAGTTTACTCATTTCCTACAGCAGTTAATGATATTATCCTTGCCGCCGAGTATATTAAGGCAGCCCATGGTGTTAAAAGCATTCACCTAGTAGGCTCATCTGCTGGTGGGAATCTTGGAGCACTTGCAGCGATTGAACGCCCTGACCTATTTGACTCTTTTGTCGGATATTATGGTGTTTACGATCTTGATGCTACTTCACAGATTGACCCATCCCTGTATGATGATATTGCCAAGTACACGGCTGATACATTCGCAGCATCTCCAATCAATCGTGCAAATGAGTTAACTATTCCAACTTATCTAGTACACGATTCTGGTGATACTCTGATTAACGTACAACAAACACTTGACTTCGCAACAGCTCTTAATGTTGTTCCTGATATTGTAAGTGGTCAATCCCCAACACACGGATTTAAGTTGTTCGGGGACTATCAGAGCAACGATATGCCAGCATTTGCTAAGAGAGTCTTTAAATTCATTGATAAGGTAGGTGAGGCGTGAGTAATTTTTCACAATTCTTTGATGCCTCTGGTGCAGGTGGTGGAGGCTCAGGATACAACATCTATTCGGGTGTTGTCCCTCCAAAGTTCTCTGCTATCGGTAATTTGCAGAACATTAATACATCAGATGGGATCACCGACAATATGTTGGTTCCATCACAAAGAGACTTGGTAATTTCTGTCAATGTCGGCTCTGTTGGTTCTGGTAATGGAGACATCACTGTTGCAGACTGGCAAGGAAACGCCCTTGTTTGGGAGATTAAACAGTCAGCACTAGGCCCGGCTGCTGTCATGACAGGTTTTGTTTATAATCCCGTCCTTGATAAGTATTACTATGCTGTTCAAAGTAGTAGTATTACAGCACAGAATGGCTTGTTTGAAATCAACGTGGCCACTGGCTCTACCACAAAACTTTCAGATACCCCTCCAGAGTTTATGACAATTGCTGGACTGTCAGCAGCAGAGCAGTCAGGGTTCAGTTCACACAAAGCATCTGTGGCTTATGTTGATAGTTCCGGTAACTATATTTGGAGAAGTGGGAATATTATGAAGAAATTTAACTCTTCTTTTACCCCAATTCAAACTCGATCTATTGTTGCTGGGTACAATAATACAGTCAATTGGTATTATACGGATGACACAAAACTCCGTGCAAGATTTGTCCAATCCTATCGAGGTGCTGTGACAGCAGCAGCAACAACTGTTGTTGGTGGTCGGCCATTGCTGGTTATTGAGCGGGGTAAGCAACGGAGAATGTTGGATATCAATGCTGTTGACATCTTCAAGGCCCGCTATCGTGATGACTACAACCCCTCTGCCGTGACTACTGCACAAGCCCAGCCCTATACGGCACTGCTTGACTGGCAGAAGTCAATTGCACCGATGGCCCCACTTATGCAGAACGGACCTTTCTTCGGTAGTGATATTAGACTTGGTTTGAACACACGTAATGAGTCTGTGTCCATGAGTGACGCCTTCCTAGTTGATCGTGTTGATTATGACCGTTGGTTGAATGATATTGCTGATGCTGCTGGTATGCGTCCTGCTGTAGAGTCAATCTATGGGGCTTGGGTGAATGTGTAAGCATGTAAAATTTAAGAAAGAGTATGAGTGTGACTCTTTTAGGATTAAGTATCCAGATAGTAGAGAGCTATTCTCTAATACTACAGAGAGGGATGGCTACATTCATGCCTTCTACTCTGGTAACAAACGCCTAACCAAGAGTGTATACTTCCTAGAGGTGGAACAAGCTAGGGTAATTTCTGAAATTAAAATGGTTGCCTTCCACCTAATTACTGGCCTATCCGGTGCTGATGGTTGGAAGCGACAAAAGGCAGAGGAATATTCTAAGTTCAAAGGTGATGATTCCCTACTATTAGAACTCTTTAATCAAGCAGAGAGTATCCGTACCAAATCTAATAAGATAGAAGAAAGTATTCTAAAGATTTCTTACGATGAATTGCTGTCTGTGAATATTGTAGAGATGTTCAAGTGACTAAATTAAAACAAAAACTTATTGCTTCATTCCTTGCTCTGGGGCTTAGTGCCCCGGCAGCTTTTGTTGCTTATGATCTGACAATTCCAGCAGAAGGATTACACACTACGGTTTATACTGACCCTATTGGTCTTCCTACTGCCTGTGTTGGGCATATGGATAAAGCTTTGAAAAGGGGAGAAACCTTTACTATCGAAGAGTGTATGGATATGTTTGCAGTTGATTGGAAGAAACACCAAGCTCAGCTAGACAGCGTTGTCAAAGTTCCATATAAATCAGAATGGCAGAAAGAAGCTCTAACTGACTTCACCTTCAACCTTGGTATCGGCAACGTCAAGTCTAGCACACTCATTAAGCTTGTTAATCAAGGCAGACACAAAGCTGCTTGTGAACAACTTTCTAAGTGGGTGAAGGCTGGTGGTAAAACACTAAAAGGTCTTGTAACTAGACGTGCTAATACTATGCCTTATTGCTTGGGTGAGCTGTCCTACGACAAACAGAAAGCTTATAAAGAATTTGAGGCCGAGTATGAAGCTATTAAAAGACAAAAAGAAAATCCTGAAAAGCTATAGCTTTCTATCTATTGCAGCCAACTTTCTGACAGCTTTATCTGTATCAGGTTTGAGCGTCCTTGGGGTGTTATCAAGTGAACTCGCACTTCCTATTCTTATTGGTTGTGCTCTCTTCCTTGGTCTTCTGGGGTTGTGTGGTAGGTTTGTCGATCAATCTCTTGAGGATGCTGGTGACACAGATGACTAAACCCCTCTTACTTGCTCTATTTGTCTCTATTGCTCTCAATGGTTTGTTTGGTTATCTCTCCTACTCTTTCTACTCTGACAAGGCTATAGCTGAAAGTCAGTTGGAAGTGGCTGTTGTCTCTAATAAGTTTATGGCTCTATCTCTTGAGCGTAAAGACAAGGTTTGCACTTTACAAGACAAGATAGCTGCTGAGAATCAAACAGAACAGCAAGAGATTGCAGGGAAAACTGAGGCTGTTTTGAACGCTATTGATAAAATGGCAGTCGTACCTACGGTACTCCAGAAAACCTCAAATGAGGCTGAGAATGTCAACAAACAAAGCAATGTTGTTAGCCTTGATGCTGAGCTTCCTGAGTCTCTTAGGTTGCTCCTCCAAGACAGTTGTAACAGAAGTAAAGGAAGTAAATGTACCCATCCCTGAGAGCTTATTGGTTGACCCCTGCGAGCCTAAAGGTGCTGGCAACACAGTTCACTCGCTAGCTCGTGGGTATGTCTCCAATACGTCTTGCATAGGACAGTACAGACTTCTTCTTATTAAACAAAGAAAATACAGAGAAGGGGTGATGAAAGTTTATGAATGACGAGACAAAAGAGAATACGAGGCTAGTCAATGTACTTGAGAAGGTGGCCATTAGTGCCCTCTTTCTCATTGTATCTTGGCAGTGGAGTAGCTTGGGGAAGCTTGAGGATAGAGTGTACAACCTTCAAGCAGAGAGCTTCACTGAGGCTAAAGCTCGTGTACTAGAAGATCGTATCAGCAAAAGTATTGATGGTGTGCGTTTGCACGTAGACAATCAGATTTCAGCTATGCGAACTGATATGAATAGTAAGCTGGACTTGCTTATTAAGATGCAAAGTAAAGAAAAATAATCATGGAAAGAAGGAAAAACAACATGCTTGCACAGGTGATACAAACAACAGTTAATGCTACATTCCTTCTTTTGGCTGCAATCCTGATTTATGACCGTTGGGATCAACACCAACAATTCCTCTGTGATTGCTGCAAAGAAAGAAATGCAGGATGCAATGTTTAGCAATGTTGTGTATTTGGAAGATAAAATCAACCGTGTAGCTGGTAATGTAGATGCCTACCAAGGTGGGATTAACGGTAGGGTATATGTCCTTGAGAATAGGATGATGTCTCTTGAAGGGCGTAGTAAGAATGCACCAAGAGTGAATAACATTAACACTAACACAGTTAATAAATAGAAGGAGTCTTCAGACTCCCGTCTCTCAGAGGTTGGTGTCCATGCACCACCTTAGAAACAACTAGCCCCGGATGAACCTTAGTTGGCTCTCCGGGGCTTTCTTTTGCCTATGGTTTAATGTACTTGGCTGAAATTGTACCAACGAAGTATGTATCAATCCTCTCATCAACGTGATTGGAATATCTTTCAAGGGCACGGTACATATCTTCTACATGTTGTCTAACACCTCCGTTCCCAGTAACAGACCCTACCAAAGAAGTGAGAATATCCACTTCTTCCTGACTTTCAAGTGTAATAACAACGGGAATGAACTTAGGTTCTGACTGCTGTGTTACTTTCATAATGTTTCTCCCTTTAATTTGAATAGCTTACCACTGAAGCTCACGCCACAGTTTACCAGCTAGTTCATAGCCTTTCAACTTACGTTCCCAGTAAATCTTCTCATCTTCGTGATAACGATTCCGCTCTTCGTCGTTTGTACAGGTGATAGTGCAAGGGATTAGACTAGAACCTTTCTCCTTTTCACCCGGTACAAAGTTCATATGGAAATCATAGTCTTCAATCTTAGGCTCGTTATCAGTATAGACCCAAATCAATTCCTCCAGATCACGTAAGCGTAGTTGATGAGCAGCATCCAAATCAACATCGTCTGAGTACTTATCATCCAACCCCTGAATGATTGCCTGCTTCTCCACATAAGTCATCGGAATACCAATAGTCTCACGATCCTTGATGGTATCGTAGAGCTTCTGGATATGAGCTAATACAGCACCATCAATCTCACCTAGATGATAGGTGTCCTTTACACTTACGACCCATTTACCTTTATGTTTACGCATCTTACTTCTCCTCTTTTACACCTATAATTTTAACATCGCCAATACAGAAGCCGGCTTGGAGAAAATGATAACCTGATTTACGGCTCCAAGCAAGAACAATTTCACTACCGTTTGTCAGCTTTCCAGTGTAAGGGATGTAGTCAGCTAGTTGATACATTGTTATTCCTCCAAATAGAAAGCTCCCACAAACAAAGACTGAATGCCTGTGCCTGTAGGAGCTAGTTTAGGTGATGCTTATGGGTGTGTCAAGCATTCTCTTGAAGAAGATTGTGGTA